GGTATTGAACCACCTAGAGCTCTGGTTTCGTATAAGCAATCTAAAGATGGTGTGATGGCACAAATCGTTCCTGGCTATCATCATCTTAAGAACAAGTATGATCTCTTATGGGATCAGAAATCACCAGAAGGATATTTACAGATATGTGCTGTCTTACAGAAGTACATCGATCAGGGGATCTCTGTTAATACCTCATACAATCCAGAATGGTTTGATGAAGGCAAAGTACCAATGTCACAGATGATTAAAGATATTGTTACCTTCTACAAATACGGTGGAAAACAATTATATTATAACAACACTTATGATGGTGCTGGAGAGTATAAGGAAGAAGATGATCCGATCATGCAGGAACATTACAGTAGCGAGGAAGACGATTGTGATAGCTGCAAGATCTAACATAGAGGATGATATATGTCTGTATTTAAAAAGAAAACAAAAAGCCATTTAGAATCTAAGATGTTCTTTGATGGTCCTGTCGATGTGGCTCGATATGATCAGGTTAAGTATCCAGCATTAGATAAGATCACAGATAAGATGCTTGGTTTCTTTTGGAGACCAGAGGAAGTTGATATTGGTAAAGACAAGACAGACTTTGCTAGACTCCTACCTCATGAGCAACATATCTTTACATCTAACCTAAAGAGACAAATCCTTTTGGATAGTGTTCAGGGCAGAGCTCCATCAGAAGCTTTCTTGCCTCATGCATCACTACCAGAATTAGAACCACTAATTCAAACATGGACCTTTATGGAGACAATCCATTCTCGTTCATACACACATATTATTAGAAACATTTATGCAGATCCTTCAAAGATATTTGATACATTAATGGATACAAAAGAGATTATGGAATGTGCTACAGACATATCCAAGTACTATGATAATCTCATTGATAAGCCAAGTAAAAAGAACCTCTGGCTAGCATTAAACAGTGTTAATGTATTAGAGGGCATTCGTTTCTATACTTCATTTGCATGCTCATGGGCATTTGCAGAACTTAAGAAGATGGAAGGTAATGCTAAGATCATTAAGTTTATTGCTCGTGATGAGAATACACATCTTGCTGCAAGCCAAACTATTCTGAAGCAACTACCTAAAGATGATCCAGAGTTTGAGAAGATTGCAAAGGAATGTGAGGATGAAGTAACTAAAATGTTTATGGATGCAATCGATCAAGAAAAGAAATGGGCAGACTACCTATTTGCTGATGGTTCAATGATTGGTTTGAATGCAAGACTATTACACGAATATATTGAATGGATTGGAGCTAAAAGAATGAAGGTCCTAGGACTAACAGCACCATTCCATACATCACAAGCGAATCCACTTCCATGGACTGAAAGATGGATTGGTGGTGGAAATGTACAGGTAGCTCCACAAGAGACAGAGATTAGCTCATATGTAATTGGTGGAGTGAAACAAGACGTTAATGAAGATACATTTAAGGGGTTAAGTTTATGATCGTAATTTATAGTAAAGACAATTGTCCATTCTGTGAGAAGGCTGTTAACATTTGTGAGACCAAAGGTCTAGATTATTCAGTCAATAAGGTGGGTGTAGACGTTCAAATTGACGAATTTAAGGAGTTATTTCCTTCAGCTAGGACAGTGCCTCAGATTGTAAATGTTGACCAAGGAGTCAATCATCATATTGGTGGATGCGATGATTTTGAGGAGTGGGTTAAAATGGAAGACCTTGTAATCAAGGATCTTTCTCTATGATCGAATGCACGGCTTGTGGTATAGAATTTGCGGTGGAATACGAAGAGGATTCTTTAGAGGTGCGATTCTGCCCATCCTGCGGAGAAGAACAAATAGAAGAGCTCGATTTCGCAGAAGAATAAATAATCTTCAGAAGCAATCTGGAGATATTAAAATGTGGCTTTATAATGGAAAAGAATTTGAAAAACCTGTTGACTTTGACCCCAAAGTAGTGTATGGTTATGTTTACTTAATTGAGAATAATGAGACAAAGAAAAAGTACATCGGTAAGAAGTTCTTCTGGCAAACGAAAAGGTATCAGAAGAATGGTAAGAAAAAGCGTAAACTGGTTGAAAGTGACTGGGAAACCTATTATGGATCTTCGCCGTCGCTTACTGAGGAAGTCAACAACCTGGGCACTGACAAATATACCAGACACATACTCCATTTATGTCGTACTAAGGCAGAATGCGGTTATATGGAGGCTTACGAGCAGTTTGTTAGAGGTGTCATTGTACGCGATGATTATTATAACGATTGGATTTCTTGTAAAGTTACTTCTCGGCATGTAAATAAAATAAAGGATAGGTTACCACATAATGATATTAATTGATTGGAATGGACTAGCTGTTGGTACAATAGTATCACAGAAGATTGAGTTGGAAGAGGATATGATTCGTCACATTATCCTTAATCAACTAAGAATGTATAATAAGAAGTATCGTAACACTTATGGCCAGATGGTTATTGCTTGCGAGGGTCGTTCTTGGAGAAAGGATCACTTCCCTAACTATAAAGCTAATCGTACAAAGACTCGTGAAGCTGATACAGCTAAGTGGGATGAGATCTTTCGTATCATTAATCTAATCAAAGAAGAGATTCAGGAGAATCTACCATACAGAGTAGTCCAGGTTGAGAAGGCTGAGGCTGATGATATTATTGGCACCTTAGTCGAGATGACACAAGACTTTGGTAAGCACGAAGACATTATGATTGTATCCAATGATAAGGACTTCTTACAGTTACAAAAGTATTCTAATGTTAAGCAATTCTCTCCTATGAAGAAGAAAGAGATTACTGAAAAGAATCCTCGACTATTCTTGCAAGAACATATTATTCGTGGTGACTCAACTGATGGTATTCCTAATATCTTATCTGATGATAATGTATTTGTTACAGAGGGTGAAAGACAGAAACCTGTTCGTCAGAAGTTTATAGATGAAGTTATTGCTGACCTTGATGAGGGTGAGCTACTCTATGCTGCTTCATGGTATCGTAACTACTGTCGTAATGAGAAGATGATTGATCTAGCATTAACACCAGAAGACATAAAACAAAATATTATAAATACTTACGAAAATGTTAAAGTGGCCGGGACAAACAGATTGTTAGGCTACCTTGTTAAAAAGAGATGTAGAAATTTAATAGAAGTAATAGAGGAGTTTTATTAATGGCATTAATGATTCATGAAATTTTGGAGAAAGCTGCAGAGGCATCAACTCGTAAAGAAAAAGCTGATGTTTTGAAAGAGCATAATACTCTTGCGCTCCGAGATATCTTGAAGGGTGCCTTTGATGACTCTATTCAGTTTATCTTACCATCTGGAACACCTCCATATAGAGAAGACCCCGCTCCAGCTGGATTTACTGCTTCATCTCTTAACAATCAAACTAAAAAATTCCGCTACTTTATCAAGGGCGGTCCAGGTGAGAACTTACCTGCAGTGAAGCGTGAGAATATGTTTATTCAGATTTTAGAATCTGTTCACCCTAAAGAAGCTGCTCTTGTACTTCTTATGAAAGACAAGAAACTTACTGGGGTATATAAAGGTATAACAAAAAAACTTGTAACGGAGGTTTGGCCTAGGCTAATCGTTTCTTAATATGCCAACATATGAATATAGGTGTTCCGATTGTGAACACCACTTTGAAAAATATTTAAGTATGAAAGACAACAAGCAACCAGAGGGCGAACCTTGTCCTGAATGTGGTGCTGAGAACACTGTCTATCAATCATTTACAACTACCCCTAAACTTGTATCAGGTGTAACCTCTCCTCTTAAGACGGCAGGTTCTGGATGGCAAGATGTGTTAAAGGGTATCAAAAAAGCTTCGGGTAAAAATCACACAATACATGACTAACAAAATATTTGAGCACGTTGATATTGATCTGGGTTATAATGACTTGGATGCAAAGACAACGGACAAAGGGAGACGATATGAGACTCCAGAAGGTAAACAATATCCTTCAGTCACCACAGTCGTTTCTATTATTAATGAACAAGCTATCAAGGACTGGCGTAAAAGAGTTGGTGAAGAAGAAGCTAATCGTATCTCTCATCATGCAAGCCAAAGAGGTACAAAGGTCCATGATGTTATTGAGAGGTATCTAAAAAATGAGAAGGAAGAATTATACCTGGCTGGATGTAACCCGATTGTTCGTGCTAATTTCAATAGTGTACTACCTGTACTCAATGAACGGTTAGGAAAGATATATGCTCAGGAAGTCGCTCTGTACTCTGATCACCTTGGCCTCGCTGGCCGCGTGGACTGTATTGCTGAATGGGATGGTAGGCTATCGATAGTCGACTGGAAGACAGCAGCTAAACCTAAGAAATCACAATGGATTCAAAGTTACTACATGCAAGAAGCAGCGTATGCTATCATGTGGGAAGAAAGAACTGGAATGCCAATTACACAACTTGTTACTGTAGTAGCAGTTGATAATCATGAACCCCAAGTCTTTATTGAGCATAGAGACAACTGGACTGAAACATTACATCACGTTATAAATGAGTATAAAAGACGAAAAGCAACTGCGGCTTGAGGCATACGATAACATATACCAATGCTGCCAAACATTATGTCACAGAGATCCTGTGATTGAATATATTAAACATCTCGAAATGAGAGTGAAGGAGTTAGAAAATGGATCTTCTGAAAGAACTATCGAACACGGGCACTAATTACTTTAGTAATAGAGCTGCAAGCAATATCCACGAGTTTTATTTAAATGGTGATATTGAAGAGAGCAAAGAATATATTGAATGGTTCGATATTATTAGAAGAGCTCCTGCAACCGATGTAGTTAAAATTTATATTAACTCAATGGGTGGTGATTTATTCACAGCCATTCAGTTTATGAGAGTTATAACAGAAAGTGAGGCAACTGTCATGGTATCTGTAGAGGGTGCTTGTATGTCAGCTGCTACTATGATATTCTTATGTGGTGACATATTTGAAGTTTCTGATCACACCATGTTTATGTTCCATAACTATTCAGGTGGAACATTTGGTAAGGGTGGTGAGATGTATGACAATATTGTTCATGAGCGTGAATGGTCAGAGAACCTTCTTAAGTCAGTATATAAGGACTTCCTTAATGATTCGGAGATTGATTCAATTCTGAACAATAAGGATATTTGGATGGACGGTAAGACAGTTGTCGATCGTCTCGAAAAGAAAGCAATGAAAGTGAAGAGGAAATAAAATGGCTAAACGCAGTGGTGGTGGTGCTACATGGCACCCAGATAAGAACAACAAGAAGACATCTATTGGTGATCGAAATGTTAAAATGTCGTCTATGAATAAGGCTAAGAAATCATCGTTCAAAAAATACAGAGG